ACTTTGGGGTCAGGGGGAATGGATATTCGTTCTCCTAATAATTATGTTCTACCCTCTAGAAAAACATTAACAATTCCAACAGGTCTTGCTATCTGGATTGAAGACCCTAAGTTTTGTGGTATGCTGCTTTCTCGCTCTGGGCTGGCGAGTAAAGGTATTGTCTTAGCAAATTCAATTGGTCTACTTGACTCCGATTATCAAGGCGAATTGAAAGTCTGCCTTTACAATAGAGGCAGCATACCCTTCGCAATTAACAGGGGAGATAGAATAGCCCAGCTGGTTATTGTAAAAATAAAACAGATAAAACCCAGAAACTCCATCAGAGTGGTTGACCAGTTTGAGCATGAAACAGAACGTGGTACAGGAGGCTTTGGTAGCACGGGAGAGTAGATGAACAAACGGTATGTGGGCACAGCTCGTAGGGATGGGGTTGAAAATAAAAAACCAAGATGGATTTTAAAGGTAACAGATACCGAAACCAACGAAGTAGTAGAGGAAACAGTTTTTCTACACATCAGTGCTGAAACTGCAATTTCTGAAGCCTTCAAGTTAGCTAGAAAATGGGGAAAATAAATGCTAAAATACATTAGAGATACAGTATCACTAACACCTGAATTTGAATATTGGGATGAACCTGAAACAAGAGAATATAATGGGGTACAAGTGATAGGCAGACCCACGCGAGGATTTGGCGATAAACCTTTTGAATACGCAGGTAAGTTCATGGAACCTGAACCTTGGGACACCGACAATATGGAATTTTACAAGGCTGTAGCAGAAGACCTTGCGTCCCATGCTACAGGTAGAAAAGTTAAATTCACCTTTTGTTTATGTGGTCTGTATAAATCAGGCTACGTCACTATCCCACACCACTCAGATACGGTGCCCACGTTAGATGATGTAGTATTGTCCTTTTCTTTTGGTGCTCCTAGAGTATTTGAATGGAACCAGTATGTGGAAGACATTAAAGAAGAGAGTAACACCAGTAAGATAAATACTGGTGAGACCACCGTAGACGAAACAACAAGATACTTGTTAAATCATGGGGATGCATTGATTTTTAATGGTCGTTCTCAGATGAGAAGTACTCACGCAGTACCTAAGTTAGAAAATGTCGGGGAAAGAATTAACCTGACATTTAGGTCTGGTCTTTAATATTTCCATGAACTACACGATAAGCTCTCTTTAGGAACTGGAGCTTGGTTAGTGTAGTAGCATTGGTCATTAAACCGATATGGTCTTTAACCTCTTGCGCACTAATTGGAACGGTGTACCCTCCATTTTCATCTTTGCGTAAAAGACTGCGGTCTTTACCCATTATTTTCATGCGAGTATAAAAGTCTTTCCAGTTATCCTCGGTGATTGAGCTCATACCTACTGCCGAACATGCCCAGATAAGATGGTCTAGCACCTGTGTCATATAGCCCAGTGGGTTTCCTTCATCGTCAAAAGTGCCGTCGGGTTCAAAAACCTTAGTGCTTTCTTTTACTTTGCTGTAATCATAATTTAATGGCATTACTCCTCCTTAGTTAAACAGTGTAGATGATACTTATCTTTCGTCACAGGTTCCCAGTATATAGGGACACCTGCGGGAAAACAGCAGGTACAGTAGCTACACTTTCCACTGTACTTTGCCTTAATGATCTTATGTTTGGGACGCGTGTATATTTTATTCATCAATCTCCCACTTATTGTCCATGGTGTAGTAATAATTCTCAAAGAGTTCTTTACCGTATTGCTCACCAAATGGTCCACCACTAGCAAATAGGTCACCACCTTCCCAAAAACGAATAGGTGTAGCAACACTAGGTATTCGCAGGTCAAATAGTTTGTCTCGATCATATACTGGGTCTTCTGCCCATTTTACAAACTGCTCGTTCATATCTTCTATTATAGCTATACCATCTTCCAGAGTACCAGCCCCAATGACATAGAAGCGAGGTTTATCAGGATCATAACCGCTAGGGTGTAGAGTAAACTCGTATATTTTATTCATGGTGTCCACCTTCCTTCAATTGCGGTGGGGTCGGGTTCCCCATCTATTGTTCCAGCTTCCATATACTCTACTTTCCCGTTTAATTCAGCAGTTATATCTCCCCCTTCAAACATACCCATAGGTACTTTGTCATAGGGTTTGGGCAGAGTGAAATAAGGTTCGTCTTGACGTATTTTGCCATCCTTGTCAGGTTTATACCAGTCCTGATACCTTGTTTCTAACTCTTTATCCATTTTGGTAATTAAATCAGCTCCCTCTTTTAATGTGCCTTTACCAAACGCAAATATATTCTTTTGCGTATAGACTTTAAACTCGTAGACTTTAGTAGGAGTCTTCATTGAACTCTTTTTGCATTTGTATCGCCTCTGCGTAGTCGCTGCCAAAGGTGTCCCTATTAAACTGATAGTCCTTTGCGTCTTGTACTCCTTTAGCGTACTCGGGATCTTGCATTAACTTCTCGTGTTGTCGAGAAACTGCCTTACCCCCATTCATTTCTGTATGACACTCACCTTGGTGGATTACTCCAGTTCCAGGTTCCCACCAGACCTCTTCATTGCGCTCGGTTTTACCGCCACAATGCTGGCATTTGCCAGGATATCTTGCGTAAATTAATTTCATTACACTTTCCTTTTTAGTTGTTGATAAACAGCTCTGCCGCACTTAGGATCCAGGAATATGGTGGGGTGGCGTTTTTCCACCCCATCCTTATCCTTGTACATACTTTGTACATGCTTAGCTTCCGTACAGTCCACTCCCCCTTTACGGAGGGAGCGTCTGAGTTCTTTTGCTTTCTTAGCGTTCATGAGTCATTCCTTATACGCACATACTCGGTTAACGCACTTTGAAAGCTACAGCCGTGTTTGCTGATAGCGTAGTAAGTGAACTCGTCCGAGCGGTGAGTTTTGACTATATGATATTCACCAGCTTGATTATAGTAAGCATCAGGAGTATTATAGACCGTTGACCAGATCTTTTCTTCCTTCTTCTCACCATTCTCGTCCCACTGTGTAGGTAGGTCTGATGGCTCATCTGTTTGGTATGTTTCGTTGAAGTAATAACCATATTCCGTAGCTTGAGATCTTATAAGCACCTCAAGCAATGAATAGATAACTTTTACCTCTTGTTGAACTAAAGGATAATCTTCTAGAGTTTCCCAGTCCCACATCTCGGGCATAAAGACACCATCTTCATCCGAGCTTTTATACACATACCAACCATCTGAGTTGGCAACCTCTGAATTTTCCATAAGCATTCTCCGCTTAATTAAACAATGTATAAGTTATTCAACCTATACTACCTATTATACTAGCGACTAAACGACTCTAAAGCGAGTTGTTTAAGCACTTCTAACGTACCAAACGGGAAGATCTTCACCTTGGATTTGAATAACCTTTTCGTCTTCCACCGTTGTTATGACTATAATTTCATGATTACTGAGTTTGATAGGCTCTTCTTCCGTACCCTCAGCCAAGAGGTCGAACTCCCATTCGCTATACTCCTCCCAAAACCTATCTTCAGCCTCAATATCATTTTCATTGATTTCGTGGCTCCCAGTACATAGCACTTCGCCATACATATCATCGACATCTAGTAATTCCCTAACCTTTTGAGTCAGCTCTTCGCTACCGTCGAGAGATTCTTTTTCTAGTGATACTTTAAACCAGATCATACATCCTCCGATTGTTAAACACATTGTTAATAAACTATTTATTAACCATACTATTATACTAACGACTAGGTGATTGTAAAGGAGTTGTAACTACTTTACAAAGTTAGTAAGTGCTTACTTACTTGACTGTTTTAGTGGGCACTCAATATATAGTTAGTGATCACTTACTTGCTAGATCGACTAAACTCGTTCATAAGTAAAGAGGAATGGGCTATTGGTATATAGGGTTGCGTAAAAGAAATAATAAAAATGTAAAAAAGGGACAGTTTAGCCAATAGCCCAATAGCTTTTGATTAGAAATGTAATAAACAAAAGGAGTAGGGATATATTGAGCTGGGTTATTAGCCGAGTATTGGTGGAATTGGGGTAATAAGTGAGTAGTGTATTGGTAATAATGCATGATGATGACGTGTGTTGTAAAATAGAGTGTTTACTTTTAAACAGTGGTCCATATATAATAGAACTCTGGTACTCAACTAGGTTTTCCTTGTTTCGGAGGAAAACAAGGAAAAGATACAGATGTCGAGAACAAAAGGATCGGGAACTCTCACCCCTCAACAAGAGAAATTCGCTAGGAACGTTGCCAAAGGCATGAATAAAACGCAGGCTGCCATTGCAGCTGGGTATTCGGAGAAGAATGCTCAACGTGCTGGTACTATGCTTGCCAGTAAGAACAATCCTAAGGTACTTGACCGCATCATTACTCTTCAAGAGCGTGCAGCTTACCGAGCAGGACTGGACCTCGGAACTCATTTAACAGATTTGAAGGATATTCGTGATGGGGCAGTGCGCAATGGGGCTTGGTCTGCTGCGGTTACCGCAGAGGTCAGTCGTGGAAAGGCAGCAGGCTTGTATGTGAACAGGTCGGAGCTCACAGTTAACAAGGTGGAGACCATGAGCAAGGATGACATTCTTGCCAGAATGCAACAGTTATATCATGAGACTGGAGGAATTTTGCCTCCTGGAACTGTAATAGAGGGAGAGAGCACGACGCTCGACGATTAGACATAGGATCCCCCTTGGTACACAACTTTCGCAGAACCAATTATCGGCGAGTTAGGGAGGTCTAGGACCTCCCGACTCTAAACTCTAGCCCTCAGGATCGAAGTTAGGACCATCAACAATCACTAGGTAGCGACAGGTGACGATGTCATACTTCAGATCTGCCCAGTCAAAGTATTGAGACTCAACACATTCGCGTAGAGTTTTGCCGTCGGCAAACTCCGCACGCTCGTGGTGTTTTCTCGCTTGAGCTTTGACAAGACGCGACTCGTTTATCGCAAGGATTGAGTCCATATATTCAGACATTTGAGCCTGAAATTGAGACCCACGACCTTGAGATTTGCGAGTAGCTTGAGCGACTAGAACTTCAAGAGCAGACTCTAGATCAGAGTCACCAGCTACGGTGATTCCGAGTAGTTCTCGAGCATCTTGAAGACTCGGCGTTTTAGCTTGATCTTCTTTCATTACATTTTCCTTATAATGATTTAAACACACCCCAGCAGCCAGGACTGGGAATTAAGAAACTCATTTACTTAATACCCATTATACGCCTGAATAGGTGAAAGTAAAGGGCTTTGTTAAGATTGCCAAATGTTTCTATAAGGCGTGCCATTGCGTGCAATTGGTATCGCTTGCCATTGCCAAAAACGCAATACTACATTACAATATACCAATGCCCAATGCCCTATACCTATATACTATTACATTCTAGAATTCGGGCTAAAGGGTAGCG